TTCGATCGCGACGGGTTCCAGGGCGCGGCCGACGGCCATCGTCGGTTCTGGAACCGTGGCGACCATGGCGCCCAGGTCTGACGCCGCTTGGGCGGCCGACCCGCTGACCAGATCGAAATCCTTCATCGCGTCAACAACTTTGCCGACGTTGTCGCGCAATCCTGGGAACGGGATCGCGGCCGTCGCCAGGGCGATTCCGAGGTTTTGCCACGACTCGCCGATTTTGAACGTCGCGCCGATCAGTTCGCCCGAATAGATCGTGACGCTATTGGACAGGCGCCCCCAGGCGTCCTGGGCATCCTTCAACCGTTTGATCGTTTCTTCCGACATGACAGCGGTTTGCGCGCCGACGTCGGCGATCCCGGCCTTGAATAGCTGCAGATTTTCGACGCCCGACTTGCCAAAGAATTCGATCGCCAGGCGCGTTTGTTCCATCGGATCTTGAATGTCGCCGACGGCGTCGCCGATCGCGACAAATGCCTGTTCGGGTCCACTGGCGCGCAAGGTTTCCAGGTCGAGGCCCAACTGGTTCAGCGCGGCGACTGTGCTTTTGTCGCCGACGGCCAACTTGTTGTTCATGCTCTGGATCGATCGGCCGACGTTGTCGATCGTGGTGCCGGACTGTTCCGCCGCGAATTTGAACCGTTGCGCGGCTTCCGTCGAGATACCCAATTTGATCGACAGGTCGCCGATTTCGGCCGCGGCGTCCATGACGCCGACGACAAACGCGCCGAGTTGTTGCACGGTGAACGCGGCGGCCATGGCGGCGCCGATTTCGCGGAACGTGCCGGATAGGCCGGCGGATTCGTTGGCGACGTTCTCAACGTGCTTGCCCGCTTCAACCGTCTGGACGCCGAACGTTTCAACCGACGCCGTCGCCGCCGACAGGTCCGCATTCAGCGGGCCGCCCGTCAGACTATGGGCGACGTCGTCCATTTGTTTTTCCACGTCCGCGCCCGCCTTTTCCATGGTGTCTAGCGACGTCGTCGCCTGGGCGGTTGCGGCGTAGAAATCGTTGAAATCGGCTTCGTATTTCGCGCGTAAGGCCATCGGGTTACTTCGTCAGTTCAGCGACCAGGACGTCGTACACGTCCGGGTCCAGTTCCGCTACCCATTCGTAACGCCAACCGCAACGGACGGCGATTGCAAGGTCGCCGGCGATTCGGTCACGGAATTCCGGGTTTTTTTTTCTTCCTCCCGCGCGTCTTTCAACCGTTTGACGTGGTCGCCGATCGCGTTCGCTATCTCTATGAAACTGTCATAGTCCAACGCGTTCAGGGCGGCGCGAACGACGTCCGGCGGTTGATCGCGTATCACGACGGGCCGGCCGTCGTCGTTGATCGTCCAGTCGAGCAAATACGCGACGACGACGGCGAACGCGGATCGATCGGCGCGACTCTGGTTGTCGTCGGCGCCGAGAATATCCGCCCGCATGGCGCGCGTTTCGCCCGTGTTCAGACGGACTTTGACGACCAGCGTGTCGCCGTTCTCGAGCTGTAGGATCGCGGTTTCCGGTTTGACGAATCGGTTCATAGGGTTGTCACCTTTCCCGGATCGCCCAGGGTCGCGACGATCCGCCCGTCCTGGACGACGACGTCCAGGACAGGCCAGGTCAGCGGCGGGCCGCCTTTTGTGGGCGCCATGAATGACAGCGGCCGTTGCTGCAGTTTGAACGGATCGGGTGCGACGGCGCCGCCGCGCAACGTCCAGGCGCGACGGTCCTGGTTGTAGACGACGGAGAAATCGCGCACGCCGGCCGCCGTGTAATAGAACCAGCGGATCGCGCCGAACGCGCCGCGCAACGGGATCGCCGACATGGGCGGATCAGGCCGCCGATCGCAAGCGCGCCAACTGCTGTTCCAACGCCGCGATTTGTTCCGCCGGCGTCGCCAGCGTCACGACGCTAGGCGGGTCCAGCGTCCACGGGCCGGCGGCGACGTACGAACCATTCAGGCTGATCGCGCCGTCCACGGCGACGTCCAGGCCGCCATCGAGGTACGCCAGGCCAGAGAAAAACGCGGTGTTGTCGAGTTCGGACGGAACCAGTTTCAGGCCGACGGCTAGGTCGCCCATCATGACGTCCAACAGGGCGCGCGACGCCGACGCCTCCCACATCCCTTTCAGGGTGCCTTTGATATCGGCTAACCCTTGGACGTAGACGCGATTCGGGTCCAGAAAACAGGTGACGTCCACACGATCGCGCGTCATGTCGATCGTCCAGGCGTTCATCGACGCCACGGGCGTGAACGTCGTCAGCGCGCCGGTTTCGTCCATGTTGATCGAACCCTTGTAGCCGTGACGACGCAGATTCGCAGGCATAGTGATCCCTTTCCTTACGTCGTCGGCATTTCGCCGCGCGACACCATGACGTTATAGACGCCGCCGATATGCTGCCATTCGGCGTTGTTCCCATCGAACTCCGAAAACCGCACACGTCGCGATCGTTGCATCAGCATCAGTTCGTACCCGGTACCCGTCAGATTCAACGGTTGCCGCTGTAACAGATCGTGAATGCGCGCGGCGGCGTCCAGCGCGGGATCGGCCGCCGAGGATCGATGTACCGCTTTCACCAAATAGCCGATCGTTTCGGTTCCGCCGTTGTCGGCGCCGAATATGTCGTCGGCGACGAAATCCTGTAGCGACACGGAGACAAACGCCGTCAGGCCGAACGGCGCGACGTCCCAATGGACGCCGCCAGGCATCAGCGCGGCCAGGATCGGATCGGCCGTCAGGATCGACAGCACGGCGGAATCAATCGCCCGAACGTCCGGGAACGTCGGCGCCATCAGTCAATCGCGCCCGTGACCGTGTAGCCGCGCGCCTCCACGATCGTGTTGACCTGATCTGTCATACCGCGCCCGTGTCGATTCGTGATCGGGTAGAACGTCGGACGGGCGCGGGCGTACCGCGTCCCGTCTTCGTATAAATGGGCATGCGGCGCGCCGCTGACGACGACGGCCGACGCGATCGCGGGATTGTCTGCCGTGTCGTCCTGGTCAACCCGAACGCCGCGCCGGAGGTTGCCCGTCGGTCCCGCCGGGTACGCGTCCCGGAGTTCAGCGGCGCCGGCGCCGGCGGCCGTCTGGACGGGCGGCGCGGCGGCCGTCGCCAGGGTGACGGGTTCGGCCGCCAGGTCGGCTTTCCATTCGTCCAGGTTCAAATTCAGACGGTTCGCCATTTACGTCAACTGTTCCTGACACGACAGAATCATGGTCACGTCGCGTTCGTCCGGGTTCTGTAGGCCGGTGACGGTGAACAGGCGGCCGTCGTCCAGCTTCACGACGCGCGATTTGATCGTGACGCCGGCGTGATAGTCGGCCGTCACGATATGCGTCGCCGTCGCGCCGACGGTTCCGGCCACGGCCGTTTCCAGGTCGCGCGCCGTCGCCGGCCGAACCGACGCGAACCATTCCAGCGGATCGATCGGCGTCCAGGATTGCGTATACCCGCCGTCGCCGTCCGGAACGGGCGGGCCTGGGTTTTCGAACCGGACGCGGTGTTGATAGTCGCCGCGCGCCATGTGTCCTACGCCGGCGTCCGTTCCGTGTCGCGGCGCGGCGCCGGCGGCGTCGGCCGCCCTGGCGAATGGTTGTCGTCGTGCGTGTCCGGTTCGCTGATCGGGTGCGACGGCGCCGGCGGTTCGTCATGCGACGGCGGTTCGTGTCCCGGTTGTTCCGCCGGCGGCGTTCGAATCGTCGGCGATTTGGGCGGCGTTCGTTGGTTCATGGTTTCCCTTTCCTCTTGTCGCGGATCAACTGGTAGGTTGTCAGGACGGCCGCATAGGCCGCAATGATGGTCACGATCAACCAGAACCAATTCCGCACTATCAGGCCAGCGCGGGATCGCGTGTCTGTTTCAATAACTGGCGAATATGGTTCCACGTCAACGTTGCACTGTCCGTGTCGGCGTCGCCGCGATCGCGCCAGAGTAGCGCCAACAGTTCCAGGGTCGCCGCCTGAACGACGCCAGGCGCGGTTGTTTCGTCCCAGGTGTCATCAAACTGCACGTCGATAAATTTTTTGATCGCGTCGGACGCGTGTTCCAGTTTCGTCTGGACTTCGGCGTCCCGCGCCGGATCGGTAACGTGCAAATGCGCCTTGGCGTCGGCGATCGGGACCAGGATCAAATTCGGCATTCAGGCCCGCCCGTCCCGCGCGTCGCGTCCGCGTTTCACCATCAGAATCCAATCGCCCGACGCGCCAGGCGACGCGATCGTCGTGGTTTTGCAGTACCACGCGGACCCGCCGGCCGTGACCAGGTCGCCCAGGTCATAGGTTTTCCCGCGCACGTACACGCCGCAATAGCGCAATCCCGGCGCGCCGTCTTTGCCGTCCAGGCCGTCGCGTCCCGGCTGGCCTGGCGGGCCTGGCGGGCCTGGGACCGGTTCGCGCGTTTCGACGGCGTCCAGGCGCGCGCAGACGGCCGCTAGTGTGGATTCCAGGCCGCCGACGGACTTTGTTAGCGACGTCAGGTCGCCGTCGATCGCCAGGACGCGATCCGATACAGGCGCGAACAGGCCGCGTATCGTCGTCGCCAGGTGTTCCGCGAGTACGTCAGGCCGCATGTAGATCCCTTAACGCCTTCGTGAGTGATTCGAAAAATTTGTTTTCGTTATCGGCGTCGTCGTCGGCCGGCGGCGGCGCGCCGACTGGACCAGGCGCGGCCGGCGCAGACTTCGTGAACGGTTTGTCGGCGTCCCGTTCGGCCAGGGCGGCCAGGCTGTAATTCTGTTGTTGCATCATGGGCGAATCGCCGCCTTTGGTCGGACCCACGCCAAAGTATTTCCGCCGCGCCTCATTCGGCGACAACGCGCCGGCGCCGATCGAATCGGCCGCCGCCTTCGTCTTCGTCGCCGTCACCATCCAGATCAGATCGTCTATGTCGAATTCCGTTCCGTAGGGGTTTTTGAGCTCCAACCCTTCGTCCAGGGACGTTTCGAAATTCGTCAACAACGACTGAATACACTGGCTATGGTATTTCTGCAGCAACGCTTCCAGGTCGTTGACGTTCGCGGCGTCGCCGCCTAAATCGAGCAACGCCGGCGGGACGTGGAAGCAACTGCAGATCGTTTGCGCGGTGTACTTCAACTGGTCGATCAGTTGCGCGTCGTTCGCGTTCACGGCCATGGGTTCATATTTCAGGCCGTCGCCGAGAACGGCCACGTTCCCCACGTTCGCGCCGGAATACTTCGTCTGCCATTCCGTTTTCAGACGGTCCAACGTCGTCTGTTTGATTTCCCCTGGCGCCGTCAGAATCCCGCCGGGATTGCTGCCGTTCCTGAAAAACCGTTCGGACTGTTCCTGCATCGTCAGGCCGGCGGCGGCCGACAACCCACACGCGTACAACGGCGGGACGCCGATCAGCGGGTGAAACAGCGTGACCATGGGATCGTGAATGATTTCGCGCGACGGAACGACGACGTTGCCGTCGGTTTCGGCGTTGAACACGCCGGTTAGATCGTCGCGTGTCAGGCCGTAGTAGACGGCGCCGTCTGGCGCGATCAGCGGCGTGACGCGCGCCGGGTCCAGCACATACAAGGCCGTGACGACGTTTCGATCGTCGCGTTGTTTCAGAACGTAGGCGTTGCCCGCTTTCAGTTTCGAGGTGATCCACTGTTCCACGAATTTATGGATCGTCTGATAGCGATTCGGTTTTCGGAGGACGGGCGAATAGGCGGGATTCGTCGTTTCAGTCCAGATCCCGGCGTCGTCCTGTTGGACCAGGCGTAGACGCAACTTTCCAATGTCGGTCGCGATCAGGGTAACGCATGCGTAGACGGCGAAGTACGACAACGCCGTCGGCGCGGCGAGTTCTTCATTTCGCTGCCAGGCGCCGGTAAACGGTTCACGGACGACGGGAAACCAACCCCCGCCAGACACGACGGACGACGCCGGCGACAAATTCGCCGGCGTCGGTTTCCGTCGCGTGATATCCAGGCCGAATAACCGCATGGGACGAACTCTAGTGACGCGCCGACGCCGCCGCCGGTTCGGTTGGTCCCGTCGGCGCCGGCCAGGCCGTCGCGGTCAGGTACTTGACGGCGTTGACGTTCACGCGTTTCCAGTTGACGAACCGTTCGGCACGAAGACCGACGTTGTTGGTCTGCCAGAGGGAGACGAACACGGTTGTTGCATCGGCCGGCGACGCCGGCGCCGAATCCATTTGTAGCGAAGCTTCACGCGACGCGTCGATCGATACGCCGCCGTCGTCCGCGTACAGAATCAAATCAGGCTGTAAGGCAATGACGTTGGCGCCGGCCGCCTGGGAGGTAATGAACGTCAGACCCTTGTAGGAACCGCCCGAAATGCCGACGCCAGGGAATTGCGGTGATCCATCGAGGTTTGTCCGGAATGACAACCCCAACGCGTTCGCCGCCGACATGATGAACGCGACGCCGTCAACCGGAATGTTGTTCGTCACGAAATGGTTGATCAATCCCAGGATATCGGCCAGCGGGTTCGTAGTCGCGGCGGCCGTTGGCGCGCCGTTGGTGATCGATGCCGGATTGACGCCGGCGACGGCGGCGACGGCCGGATCGATAAATTGCGAGTCCAGGAATTGCGCGATCCCGGCGATCATGTCGCGCCGACACAACGCTTCGGCCGACGGGTTCGACAGGCGGACCAGTTCCTCAGTCAACACGATGATCCCGGCCGCCTTGGCGATACCCAGGGAATCCGAGCTGAACGCCAGTTTCGTGACGGGTTTCGGTTTCGACTCGCCGACCCATCCGTAGGTACCGCCGGCGGTTTGCATCGGAACCTTCGTATTGAACGGCACTTGGCGCAAGTTCGGAATCTTGCCCAGGATCGTCGCCGGCCTGAGTAGTTCGATAAAGTCATTCGAAATACCCTGATTGACCAGCGGCGCCGCCCACGTCGCGTCGGTTGTCGTCCCTGGCGCAACGGCCGCCTTCAAATACAGGCCGACTTCCGGCGTCGAGTCGTCCCAACGTTTCGCGTATTCGGCCGCCTCTCGCCGGTTCCCGTTGCAGACCAGGATCGCGCATGCGGCGCGGACAAACGCGGTTCCGGGGAGTACGTTCGACTTGATCGAGACGGACGAATACGGGCGCGCCGGCGTATTGCCGTTGGCGCCTGGGACAGGCGCGGCGGCCGACGCGTTCCGTTTTTCTTCGGCGTGGAGGCGGACGAGGTGTTCGTCGATCCGCTTCACTTCCAGGTCTAGATCGTCGTGTTCGGTCGCCTGTTCGGCGTCGAGGGTCGTACCGGCGTCGTTCGCTTTCGCCATCAGGTCCGACATACGGCCAACCGTCGCCGCGCGTTTGTTTTCCCAGGTCTGGATCATTTCTGCCGTGGTTTGTTTGCCCATTGGAGACACCCTTACGGGTTGGCCTGAAACGCCAGGCGAGGTTCGGCCAGACGCGGCCAGGTTCGCCAGGTCGCACGACTTGATCGATCGGATCGTCGTGTCGGCATTGGCGGGAATCGTAACGAGCGACAATTCGCAAATTTCGGTTTTTAGTAAATGCCGCCCGCCGGTGCGGAGATACTTCACGCCGTCGTCCAGGATTCGGTACCCAATCGAGACGGCGCGAATCAGGCCGGCGTCGATCAGGTCGCACGTTTCCTTGACGCGATCGCGGACGGCGCCGGCGGTTTTGATTTGCGGGATCGTGGCTTCAAACGAAATGCCGTCGCGGGTCGCGCGCAAGGTGGCGCGGCCGACGGGCCGTTCGCTGTCATGGTGAAGAAGTAAGGGAACGGGATTCGTGAACGTCGCGCCCAGGGGTTCGAACGTGTCGCCCTGGCGATCCGGCGTCGGCGTGGACGCGATCCCGGTCAGGGTTCGTTCATCGTCGCCGGCCGACTTGATTTCCAGAACGGCGTACGCGCGTTGCACACTGGCGAGACTAGCCGCCGGCCTTTGCGGGTGTCTGCTTTATATATTTTTGGTTGTGGTTCAGGGTTCGCCGGATCAGCTCAGGTACCGACACGCGGCCGACGGCGGCCGTTCGATATAACGCGTCATAGCGTTTCGAGGGAATCGACAGGCAGACACGGACGGACGGATCGCCAGGGTCCAACGGCGGGCGGCCGGTTCGGTGACTCATAACGATTTCCGGAGTACTGAAACGGTACCGCCGTCGCCCAGGACCATGAACCGAAAATCCGGAAACGCCTGTTCGGCGAACTGTTTGAGGTTATCCAGGTGTTGACGTGGCACGGGTCCAGGAAACGTAATGACGATCACGTCGCCAGGTTCGGCGCGCAATTCCCGGATCGTCGCCGTCGCCGGTAGCACACTTAGCAACTTCAACGCGTCGCGTCTATTCATAACGACGGTCCTAAAATCACCATTTGGTATTCCGGCGGGCGGGTGCCAGTATCCCGTACCATCGCGTCCAAGGCCATAACGAGCGCGTACACGCCGTCAATCCGTTCTGTAGACTTCGCTTTCGACGGTTGAATATTGCCGGCGTTGTCCTGGTCTACGGCGGCGTTCGCGACGTTCCAGCGCAAAACCGGGTGTCCGTCGTGGCGTAGGGTTTTCTCTAGTACCGCCTTTTCCAACGCTTTCGACGGCGCCGATAACGACGCCTTCCCCTGGCGAATCTTGACGCACACGAACCCGTCAACCTTTTCGAGTCTGGAAACCAGGTCCGTCGCGTTCCAGGGATCGAACGCGATCATGCGTAGATCGAACTGTTCCCGCCAGTCGTGCAAATGCGCGCGGACGATTTCATAGTCAACCGTTGGGCCTGGCGTCGCCGTCAGGAACCCGCGCCGATTCCATTCGTCGTACGGGACGCGATCGCGGACGACGCGCGTTTTGATCCGTTCCTCTGGAACAAAGAAATGCGGAACGACGGAGAACCCGACGCCGTCGTCGTCCGGGAAGACCGCAACAATCGCCGTCAGGTCCGTTGTCGTGGACAGGTCCATCCCGACGAAACACTTCCGGCCGGCCAGGGCGGCCAGCTCGAGATTGACCTTACACGCGTCCCAGGCCGCCAGGGCGATCCAGCGTGACGCCTGTTCCGTCCACTGGTTCAGGTACAGACGACGAAACGCGTTTTCTTGCGCGGGTATTTCTTTGGCGCGGGCGCAGGCGGCGCGCAATTCCTCCAACGATCGGAAATCGCCCAGGGCGGGATTCGCCGCGCGCCAGATTTTTTCGTTGGTCCAATCGGCGTCGATCGGGGCTTCGTAAATGATCGGCAGAAACGACGGATCTAGCGACGGCGTTTCGCGGACTTTCAACGCGTGTTGATACAGTTCCCATAGGATCGAATGCCGATCGTATCCGGCCGTCGAAATCGCGATCAGCAACGGTTGCGCGCGGGCGCCGGTACTGGACGCCAGGACGTCCCACAGGTCGCGCGTTTGCGCGGCGTGGAGTTCGTCATAGATCACGCGGGACGCGTTGTACCCGTGTTTCGTGTACGCCTCTGCAGAAATCGCGCGGTAGAAACTGCCTGACTTCCGGTGAACAATCCGTTTTTGGGAATCGATGATTTCACAGGCGGCGTACAGCTCTGCATCGTTCCGGATCATTTGCGCGGCGACGTTGAAACACAACGCCGCCTGTTCCTTGTCGGCCGCCGCCGAATACACCTGGCCGCCGATTTCGCCGTCAAATAACAACCCGTCGATCGCCAGGGCGGCGGCCAGTTCGGTTTTCCCGTTTTTCCTGGGCATCATCATCAGACACGTTCGGTACTGACGAAGGCCGGTTTTCTTGTTGATCGAAAACAGCGGCCGAATGATGCCTTTTTCCTGCCACGGTCGAAGATTGAACGGTTCGCCGGCGAACGGGCCGGACGTGTGCGTCAGTTGATTGATTAACCGGACTTTTTCCGACGGGATCGATACGCCGCGCGCCATTCAGACCAGGCCGACCAAGATCGTCGGCGGCGTTGGGATTTCCGCGTGTAACGGCCGCCACAAGTGGAGGACGTTCGGGTGATTGTTCACATAGTCACGCCGGCGCGGGTGAAACTGGACGATTAGATCGTCGTCGTCCCAACAGAGGCTTTTGACGAAACACATTTCGTCCCACGACGGCGTACGGGTCTGCCGGCCGTCATAGCGCGACGCGTGTACGCTGACGTGTTCCCAACCGCCCAGGTCGCCGGCGTCCAGGCCGTCGGAACAAATCAAATGCAGACGCCAACCCGGTAACGGTGATTCCAATTCGAACGCGCCATTGTTGCCGGCGCCGGCGTCCGTTCCTAGCAACGGGTGTTGAGTATCGCGGCCGGATTCGGGTACGTGAAACACGCCTACACCCTGGCGACCAGTAGCGACAGCATCCAGATCGCCAGGCCGGCGGCCGTCAGGTTGACGCGCGACGCGACGCCGAACGCCGCGCACACGAAACAGACCAACGCGAGTATGTGAAGGATCGCCACGATCGTTAGCATGGGTTCCGCCTTTCTAATTCAGGTTCAGAGGACACCGCCCCATTTACTTTTTGGCGTTGCATTCGGCGGAACGCGGCCGGACGCCGGCGGGAGTTTCGCTACCTTGGCGCGCCCACTTGGCGTTAACCCTAGTTCGTTCCAGAGCCAATGACAGTTCGATAACGCCTTGTCCGCGATCGCAACAAACGGCGATATGCTGATCACCCCTTCGGAATTCTTCACGATTCGCGATTTCCGTAGTTCCGCCTGGGCGCCGAGGTACGCGGACCATTCCAGACACAACGCCGTCAACGTCGATCGTTCGGCCTGACTGACCAGTCCGCAAAATCGCAACATGGGCGCGACGCGTTCCCATTCCGCGCGGGCGCGTTTGTTTCCGTCGAGTTCCGCTGGCGGAACATCAAACGATTCGTCGGCCGCCGGCGGCGCGGGTTCCGTGTCAGCCGCCAATCGCCGGCGGCCAGGATTCCCGCGTAACAGTTTCAATTGCGTCGGCGTTTTTCGTCGGCCGCTGTTCCAGTTCCCAGGCACTACAGATCCTTTGGTTTGAACCAAATCGCCGCGATCGTCATCGCCACGATCACAACGAGACTGAACCACGATCCCCAGGTTATTGATTTTTCGCGAAAATACGCGTGTCCG